AAACGACTAGACCCGCGCGGACCTTTCGCCAACTCCATCCTATGGAGTTCCTCCCAATTGGGTGGATGGACAGTTTTTACTGCCATTACATGGCTTAGGATCCGGTATTCAAATCGCTGGTATTCAGAATTGAATCTCCGGCGAAAGAATACGTTGTTTGTAGCGACTTTCTCTAACCTTAAAGTGCAAGGCACCGAAAGGAGAGTCCGAGGGAAGACATATCCAATGGATTCCTCAATCGTATGAATGAGGTCCCAGACGTGTTCTTCCCCGAATTTAGCAATAAAAAGGTTTGCTAAATCCGCGTTATAAACAATACCAAGCTCAGATGATCTCATGGGCTTCCGAACTCTTACAGGGGTAACATCATAACCCTTATGATAGTCACCTCCGCAGGATTCCCGGAAGGGTCCTCCATGATAGCTCTTCGTCTTATTGACTAATAAGCCAATTAACTCGAGAGCTTCTGTCACCCTACTATACATTTCAGTAGGTATGATAATATCATCTCCGTAAACGAACGTCGATCCGGCGGTGCCCCGCTGAGCAGCGGAGTCCGTGTAACGATCGTTCGTGCTAGCCTCGGCGCAGGCCCAAAAGACCAGCGCCTCTACGGGAAAACAACAAGCCGACCCCATAGGGGCAAACTTGTTGAGTTTCACCACTGACTTGTCTGGAAGGAGTGTGGTGTCAGAGCGACACGCTTTAAAACACTCTACCCAATTTGGAGGGAAAACAAGTTCCACCAAATCAAGGGACACCCTGTCGGATGCATCTGACAGATCGATCGTCGCATAATCGCCATGCACAGAAGCATGACGTGCGAGCTCTCGATTGATCCTCTGGTCGGTAAAATTAACCCGACCAGCAGTCATGTGATGGGTCTCGATGACCTCGTAGAGCAATCTCATAAGTCCCTGCTGAGCAAACATAAGTTCAGCAGGTTCACAAGAGATTACGCGAGGACCTCGAGAATCCTTTGGGACCAGGCAAACCCGGGCCTGCGGGATTCCTACGATTGCATTCTCTAGTCGAGCCAAGTTATCGATCAGATGACTTGGTGAGTAGAAAAAGAGATCATCGTAAGGATAGACATCGTCCAATTGCGCAAAATAGCGCAATAAGTGGTGCTTGTCCTCATTCCGAGTATGGCAAGCGGTTGCTCCGCCTCCATGGGAAGGCCGAATCTCCCTAGGATCTGTATTACACAGAACCCTAGAGATCAATCGGCGCATCCCCTCTATCAGTTCCTTAAGATTGAGATTATCTCCTTTAAGAGAGCTAAGAAGAGGAAGCCCTGCGTCAGTTTTTCTAAACTGATCCAGGAATCTTTCTCGGGTGTGATCATCGTAGTCGACCTCGTATTTATAGAATATGAGCGACAGTTGTCGCACACAATCTACGGCTATAGAGTTACCTTTTAACGCCGCTTCGACAGCTAACCCGAGAAATTCGGGAATTGCGTAACCTTCCTCTGTAATCTGTTTAACAGAAAAGTTGGAAGGACATATCCACTCAAAAGTAGAGTGGAAATTGTCGATCGCTTTACCCAAAGTGGGTAAAGTAGACGTCAGAAAGGGGAGACCCTCGTTGTTCGCTCTCACGTAGAAGGTAGATATATCTTCCTTTCTCACAAAAGACGAATAGCGTTGGTTATTTGCTAGGTTCTCCCACAAGAGGAGAAGGCTTTTCAGGTCACCACTTATCATGGAAAACCTCCAGAAGCATCCCTACAAATCGCCAGGCAACAGAACCACTTTCCCTGCACCGTACAGCACAGTCAAAGCACGCTACTACTCCTGATATTGAGGAAGAATCCTCAATATATACCGACGAGATTACATCTCGCCGTTCAGGATCGCGTCAATGTTGGCTCCAGTACCGCCCTCAATCAGAAGATCTATCAATTGATAGAACATCTTTTTGATGACGGTATTGGTGATCGCTGTGTTTGGGGGCCTCACGACGTTGAAATAAACAGACGCCGTTGCGGCAACGCCAAATGCGTCCACGACAGTTTCGTCGAGGCGCGTCACTTTGCGCTGCTCACCGCCCTTACCGATAGTATCCGCACGGGAAAGAACCTGCTGACTAGGCAGGGTCAAGCCCGCGACGGAATACTCAGATTTCGCTGCGTCGACATAACGATTGACATAAACTCGCAAGTTCGTGTCAACGTCTGTCGGTGTATCGGTAGAGAGGGATAGTGAAGTTCCTAGCATCGTAGAGATACCTCGCCCAACAAGGGCGTTATTGATACGATTAACTACCTATTACTAGATAGTG